ATGGTGGACCGCGCAGCACCTGCCAGCTGGCCCAATACGTCAACCGTGGTAACAGCCGGCGCGACATGTCCGGCGCCATCTCAAGGCAATGAATGCAAAGACTGTAGAAACTGCTGGAATAAAGAAATTAAAAATATATCATACGGCCAGCACTAATGACACACGTTATAAGACATCCTAAATATTATGCAGAGTTAAGAAAAATATACAAGCAAGCACAGACTGACAAGCAACGAGCGAGCAATCAACAAGCGAGCAAAGTCTCGAGCACCGTGGACCACGATCCACGAGCAATAGACGAGCAAGCAAAGCCTTCCCTTAAAAGATCTTGAATCTTGGACCCTGGAACAAGTATCATGGCTCCCTGACCATGGTGCTTGGCTAAGATGAAAGTATTGTGTGGGTGTGTAGTATGAAAGGCAATTTGATGTGGTGAAAATCGGATTTTATTACTCTTTGTGACTTTTAATTCTACTGTGAAAAAGGTGCCAGAATCATTATAGCCCAGTAGATCAGGCACGCCAACGCCAGCGAAATTTTCAATCCTTGTCCACTTAATTTGAGGACAATTCTTCTTAACTTCTTGCCAAAGTTTTCGTTCTGGAGCCATCTCATTTCAAAGTAATCATAGCTTCTTGATTACCCTTCCTGGAGATGCAACTTCAGGCACAACTCTAATGACAATCCTATGACTCTCACGTGCTCCAATAATTTTATTCTCTGCTAAAAAGATAGATTCAATATCCCACATTCGACCATCCGGGGTCTTAATAGAAATTCTAGCCTCTTTAGCAACAGTGCTTTTATCATTAAACTTCTTAATGATCTTTTCTAACTCTTGTGATTTTAACATCTATTATTTTTAGTAATCCTATCTATATAATCGCTAACCTCGGAAGCTAATTTTTTATTATCTTGTTGTAATTCTTTTATCTGCTGTCCTGCTTGTCTGCATTTTTCCTGCAGGAATTCTTTTTGCTTCTGTAAAGCCTTCATTTCAGGGGAGTTATTACCTATCCCTTTAACAATAGATAGTTCTCCTTCGGCTTCTTGGGCTCGTTTCTTCCAATGCTCTATCTGTTCTTCAAGATCGTGAGTACCTTTTTCCATAGTATTTCCTTTCATTTTATTAATTGACTTTTACTTAAAATTACTATAAAAGTCAAGCTTGGTCTTGTTTGGATGGACTCCACCACACGAAGTTCGAACAAGGCCTTTTTAACTTGGGGAAATATGGGCGTACCAAAAAGACTCACAGATCAGCAAAGAAGATTCTCAGAATTATATGTATACAACGAAGGGAGAATGACTCCTTACGAATGTGCTAAAGAAGCCGGCTATGCCGAAGACTCAGCTAGAGTCAGAGCTAGTGAGTTAAGAAATCCAAAGAGATTCCCTTTAGTAGTAAAATTTATTGGAGAACTAAGAGAAGAAGTACAAAACAAATATGAAGTCACATTCGAAAAACATATTAAAGAACTAGCTAGACTCAGAGAAGAAGCCTTAAAAAAAGGTAGTTTTTCTAGTGCTGTCAACGCTGAAGTTTCACGTGGTAAAGCCGCAGGATTATATATTGAACAAAAGATAATTAAAACTGGTAAGCTTGAAGATATGTCGGAACAAGAATTAGAAAATAGAATGAAAGAAATTGTAGAGCAGTATAGTCCAATACTAGACGCGAAACCTATTGAACAACTTAAGAGAGAAGTTAAAGATGGTTCTAAAAAGCTCTCGACTAAACTCCCAGAGACAACCTACGAAGAGAAAAGTGATGTAGAGGAAAAAGAACATAATGAAAATGGGGATTATCAACAAGTTATAGATAAGATTGCCCATTAAATTTTAACGATCTTTTTCACCCAATCACGTGGTATCATTGTTCTATCTCCAAACGTAAAAGTACCATCATCTTCTTTATCATAGGAAGCAAAAACTTTAACTGATTTATCATCTTTAGAATAGAGCCAACCTTCATTAACAGGATAAGCTAATTTCATTTTGTTGAATTCTTTTTCGCTAGCCCAGCCTGAATCACTCATAGCGTCGACCCATTCGACCCTAACTTTAGGGAAAGGGATCTCCGGAGTTGCAAGTGCGACGTTTCTTTTTCTTCTTTTCTTGGGCATGAGTATGTTTAGCATAGATGCCGACAGTATAAAGATAAAATTTTTTTTACACTGCGCTAAAAAAAAAAAAATTAAAAAAGGTGTCGAAACTACCTGAAATTAGCCTATAACCCTTGGTATATAACACTAATAGCTGCGACACCACCCCCCTCGCAACCCCCTCGCAGGGGTGTCGCAGGGGTGTCGCAGTGTCGGCACTTTGTGGCCGAATTGTGGCCAAAAGATGTTTTTTCTGCCTTAATTGCTACAATCTGTCGCACCTGAACCAAAGTTGCGACACCTGTGCGACACCTGTGCGACACCCTTGCGACACCTCTGCGACACCTGTTTAGAAGCCTAAATCTCTGTTGTGATATTTATCCAATCGGGCTAACCACTTGTGTTTCCAGCTTCGTAGTTCAGCATCTTGGATTTTAAATTCTTGATAATATAAATCTGGAGTACATATCATGATGACTCCTTGTCTAATTTCAGACCTATAGACATAGTCATGAGCCATTGCGTATGCAGCAATTTGTAAGAAATAGTCATCGATCCAATCTTTGTTCTTCGGACGATTTGACTGCTTGAAGTCAACGACAGTTTCCATCCCATTGTGCGAACAGATTAGATCAGTAGCCCCAGCATAAAGGCCAGGGTAATGGAGCATAACTTCCGAAGCATAGTATTCTTCCACAGGCGCAAGACCAATCTCAATAATTTTGTTGGCCATGGGACGCGCCTCTTGTCCGACCCTTGTAAGATCATCGTAGCCAACGCCTTCGATATGAGACTCCAAGAATTTGTGCATGGCAGTCCCGCGCTTACTAGATAAATTTTTGATTCGTTCTGCTGTTTCATGTCCAACCTTATTTTTCCAGGCTGTTAAATACTCTTGATTCTTTGTTTTTGCAAGTATTGTTGTGACTGAAGGTAATTTTTGTCCGGCTATGTCATAGGTCCGTGATCCTGTTCCGGGTTCCGTGGACCGTGATCCCTGGACGTAGGTATATCGATCACTCTTCTTCATTAAAATCCATTCCGATCTTCTATTTCATCCAAGAGTTTCTGTTCTTCTTCAGTATACTCTCGACTCACGTAACTGTGTTCAGTGTTAACAACACTTCCCTTTTTTTTAAAAATTTCGTCCCACCTTTTTCTATAAGTATCATTCGACACTCGAGACCTACCATCCCACTTAGGTTTTCTTTTCATGCAATTTTCTACTAATTATATTTTCAACTAGATCCCCATACTTTCGTTTAGAGTCAATTTGAAAAATAGATTTAACGATATCTTGCTTCAATTTAGGTAATTTATTCAATGATTTAGTAAGTTTTTCAACATTATCATGATATTCTTTAATGTCTTTTTTATTCATCATAATATCATTCTACCTTATTTTCAGACATAATTAAACCAACCTGTTATTATATATTTATCCTGCGTATTACTTATAACCCCTCTATGAGTATGGGTCCAGTCAGTAGGCCACATAACCGTAAGGCCTTTCTTTGCTGGTAATTTTATTTTTTGATTTTTAAACTCTGTGCCACCATCATCAACATCATTTAGGTAAGTCATAAAAACTAAATGTCTGGTAGATATTGTTTCTCTTTCTGTATGCCATGTTTTAAAACCACCACCTGGTTTATAATATTGTATATTCGTATTTTCCGTAAGACGGAATTTAGCAACATTATTTGCGTCAGGATATTTTTCTATGTATAAATCTAAAACTTTTTTTAATTCTGTTTTATAATCATACCATACTTGTTCATTAGAGTCTGGCGAAATAGGTGTTTCGGTGCAATCTTTCTTATCTATGTTGATACCTGGTCCATCTTCATCTTCAATCATGCCTTGTCTTTTGTTATCTGTATTATTAAAATATTTTATCAAGGCGTCACAGACTTTATCATTTATAAACCAGCCCCCTATAAAACTTCTCTTTGGTAGACTAAACTGAATCATCTACTATACTTCTTTTTATACTCTTCGAGATCTACTACATTCTCATGTTGATTGCCATCATACCGTTCATAGTGATCTATAATCTCTTCCATCTTATGTAATTTAATTTTAACATAAGGCCATAAAGCCCGAGCCA